GTAGCATCACTAAAGAAATTTTGAAGATGTATATGAATCGTGACAACTGGACCCTTGACAAATCTACGGAAACCTGATATAGTCTTTATATGAACTTTTACACAAACGTATTGCAATACGGTAACTCTATTCTTGTCCGTGAGGTCAGGAATGGAGAACGCACGACTCGCAGAGTTAAGTATGAACCTACGCTGTTCGATCTGGTCAATACCCGCGAGGAGACTGGCTATAAAACTCTGGATGGTCAGAGTGTTCTCCCACATAAGTTCGACTCTATCAAAGAGGCCAAACAGTGGGTATCTGATCGTGAGAACCAAAAAGACATTATGTTTGGTAACACACAGTATCCCTATTGCTGGATTGCTGATGAATATCCTAATCAGGTCGATTGGGATTTGGACCAGATGCTCATGGTCACCATCGATATTGAGGTGGAGTGTGAGAACGGTTTCCCCAAACCAGAAGATGCAGCAGAACCTATGCTGTCCATCACTCTCAAGAACCACCAGACTAAACGCATCGTTGTGTGGGGTATCGGTGAGTTTGTTACAGACCGTGATGATGTAACCTATGTGCAATGTGAGAGTGAAGTACATCTGTTGAAAGAGTTTCTAACATTTTGGGAACGGCACACACCTGATATTATCACTGGTTGGAATACAGAGTTCTTTGATATTCCTTATCTCTGCAATCGTATTCGTAACGTATTCGATGAGGAAGAAGTCAAACGTCTGTCTCCGTGGAAGAACGTGTTTGCCCGTGATGTGTATCAGATGGGCCGTACTCACCAAGTCTATACTCTGGATGGCATCGCTGCATTGGACTACTTTGATCTGTATCGTAAGTTTACATACACCAATCAGGAGTCCTATCGTCTGGACCACATTGCGTTTGTCGAACTAGGTGAGCGTAAGGACGGTAATCCATACGAGACATTTCGTGAGTGGTACACTAAGGATTATCAGTCGTTCATCGAATACAACATTCAAGATGTGGAGATTGTTGACCGTCTTGAAGACAAGATGAAGCTGATTGAACTTGCATTGACGATGGCGTATGAGGCAAAGGTCAATTTTACTGATGTGCTTGGCACTGTGCGGTATTGGGATATCCTTATCTACAATTATCTGCGCGAAAGAAACCTTGTAATTCCACAGAAAAAAGAACACAAGAAGGTAGATAAGTTTGAAGGTGCCTATGTGAAAGACCCACAGGTAGGTATGCACAAATGGGTTATGTCGTTTGACTTGAACTCTCTGTATCCTCATCTTATCATGCAGTACAACATCTCACCTGAGACACTAGTAAACAAGGATGCCGAACTTGTTGAGGGTATGGTGGATAAGATGTTGGCTGGTAAGGTAAAGAATGATACAGAGTATTGCATGACTCCTAATGGTGCATTCTTTCGCAAAGACAAACGTGGGTTTCTACCAGAATTAATGGAGGGCATGTATAATGATCGTGTCAAATATAAAAGACTTATGCTCGACGCTCAACAAGAGTATGAAAACACTGGGGAAAAGTCTCTACTTAAAGACATTGCCCGATACAACAACATCCAAATGGCAAAGAAGATTTCTCTTAACAGCGCATATGGTGCTATTGGGAACAATTGGTTTCGTTATTTTGATTTGTTGGTTGCCACTGCAATTACTTCATCTGGCCAATTGTCTATTCGGTGGGTTGAGAAAAGTCTCAACATTTATCTTAACAAAATCTTGGAAACGAAGGACATGGACTACGTTATTGCTTCGGACACAGACAGCGTATACATCACTTTTGACAAGTTGGTTAGTAAGGTGTTTAAAGAGGGAACAGACACTAACACTATTGTCAACTTCTTGGATAAGGTTGCAAAAGAGAAGCTGGAACCTCACATTAATAACGCTTATCAGGCTCTTGCTAAAGTAACCAACGCATACGAACAGAAGATGGAGATGGGACGCGAGGCAATTGCTGACAAGGGAATTTGGACTGCAAAGAAACGATACATTCTAAACCTGTATGATATGGAAGGTGTTCGGTTTAAGGAACCTAAACTCAAGATCATGGGCCTTGAGAGCGTGAAGAGCTCAACCCCTGCACCATGTCGAGATAAGTTGAAGGAAGCAATCAGGATCATCATGGGTGGTGATGAGGAAATGCTAAATACATTCATACAAGATTTTCGTGAGGAGTTTATGACATTGCCACCAGAAGAGATTGCCTATCCCCGCTCCTGTAATGGACTGAAGAAGTTTCGTGGAACAGATCGTTTATTTGCACTCGGCGCACCCAAGCATGTTAAGGGTGCAATACTCTACAACCATCTCGTAGATGAGAACAAACTTGGCAATAAGTACGTTACTATTCAAGAAGGAGACAAGGTGAAATTTGTGAATCTTAAAGACAATATCTATCAAGCTTCTGCGTTTTCTTTTATGACAAAGATACCAAAGGAACTTGACATATTGCCGATGGTTGACTATACTAGTCAATACGAAGACAGCTTCTTAGCGCCGTTGCGTGTGATAACGGATAAGATGAACTGGATATTGAAAAACGATGAAGTTGGAACATTAGAGGATTTTTTTGGATGAGTAATATAAAACAATTTGCAAAACGGGGTTATAATGATAAACCTGAGCGAGATGCATTTAGGAAAATGGTTAGAGCAAAAGATTCTACTCTAAGAGATTTTCTAAAAGATTATTGTCAACTAGATTTGAATAATGGACCATACACTGAGATTGATGATCCTTTGGGCCCCTATGCGGTTGATCTGGGAATAGTTGATAAGGATAAAAATATTGTGTGTCTCGTAGAGGTAGATGTTTTCTTTGCGTGGACAAAGGAGTGGCCTAGTTTTTACAGGTGGTGTCACCGTCTGGCAAGAAAAGAAAGGTATTGGATCAATACACCATATCCCTATATTAATATCACTTTTAGTGCAAATCATAAAGACGGCATTATGACAACTAGAGAAATAGAAAGTCAATATCCTATAATAAAGAAATGGTTTAAACAGAAAAAAATGTACGATCAGCTTAGAGAAGTTCCTATTTCAAGTGCGATTAAAGTAGGTGCTTGGGCATGAGATATTATCGCTACACACTAGATGACCTAAAGGAATCTTCTGATCGAAAACTATTCTCATACATCTCCTTCTTTGCAGGCGGCGGTGGATCATCTGCTGGTTATAAACTGGCAGGTGGTGATTGTAAATTTGTGAATGAATTTCAGCAAGTCGCAGTTGATACCTATCTTGCAAACTGGCCAGACACTCCACACATATGCGGTGATATCAAGGATGTAACTGGACAACAGATTATGGAGATGACAGGTCTAAAGAAATACGAATTAGATATCATGGATGGTTCGCCGCCGTGTCCACCTTTCTCCATGTCTGGAACTAAGAAGGCAGGATGGGGTAAAGAAAAGGTGGCTTACGGTATGAAGCAGAAAAACATCGAAGATTTGACATGGGAGATGATTCGGATTGCAGGTGAGATGATGCCGAAGGTTATCATATGCGAGAACGTCAAAGGTCTAACGATGGAATATGCAAAGCAGCATTTAGATCGCATGGTCACAGACTTTGAAGCACTTGGATATTCAACTACATTTAAAGTTCTAAACGGTATTCATTTTGGTGTTCCACAGAAACGTCAACGTGTTTTCATCGTATCAGTACGCAATGATGTGCTGGAAGATATTGGTATGCCGTGGATGCTCGTTTCATCTCTATTTCCAGAGCCTGCACTGGATGAAGAACCAACGATAGAACAAGCAATTGGTGACTTGCAACTTAACAATATGAATCGTATAGATGCTGAAGAACTTTGTGAGAGGATGAAAAAGTCTGCTAAATATAAATGGTTGAAACGGCTACCCAAGAATCCTGATAGGGTCGTGTCTGTCGGTGATGACGTTGTGTCAAATTTTTATGAAAAATTTATTGCACATAGAAAGAAGTGGGGCAAGAGTATTCCAGAAGCTAAACACTCCTTCTACCAAAGTCGCCGTGTACCATGGAATCAAGCATCACACAGCCTCACAGAGCAGGGTTTGGCAAGTCTTTCCGTTCACTTGCATCCTCTAGAAGATCGCATATTTACTCCGCTAGAGGCCGCAGCTATAATGACGCTACCAACAGATTATGTGAATCCTTCTGAAGATATTTACGAGAGGGGTAAGCGCATTGGTCTGATGGTTGCTCCATTAATGGCAAAATATCTTGCAGAGAGTATATACGAAAATGTGTTGCAAAAATACAACGAAAAAAGTGAAATTAACTGTTGACAAATCCTATTCCAAATGTTATAGTTAGTTATAGTTAGAAATGAAGAGAAAGATTAGATTATGAGTAAATATTCAAATATTAAGAAGTTGCGTTTGGTATCTAAGCGACTTATTATAGATTCATCTAAGAAGTGGGAGAAGGGTAAGATTAACATCATTACCGCTGGTACTGGTGTTGGTAAAACTTTCAATATCATGAACAACCTGATCCCTGCTGATATTGAGGATGGTTATAATAAGTTTCTATTTCTGACGGTATTTACAGATAACGTATCTCAAGACTCTGAAAAAATGGAAAACACTTTTATTGAAAATGGTGTTAAAGCAAAAGTTACAACAGATGTTAAGACGTTTCTTGAGTATAAAGGAAAATTAGCAATTGTTCTAGTTTCTACTGTTTCTGGTGCTGTAAATGGTGGTACAGATAATGAAAACTCTAATATTCTGATTAACTTTTTGAAGGACGAAAAGTTTGCACTTTATTGGGACGAGGCTCATTTTGGTGGGTCTTCTTCTCTAGCTACATACAAATATAATACTGGTTGGCCGGGTACGGTATATAAAGCATCTTATTATAATTTTGCAGAAGCTCTTGCTCTTCTTGAAAATTCTAAAGTGTTTGGTTTTACTGCAACGCCCTTATTTGAACATAAAGGTCTGATTCCAAATATTAACTCTAAGATGTACAATCTTCTAGTTAAGAAAGAGGATTGGGCAACTCAAGAAGAGCTTACTGAAATTACTAGCCAGTTGCGTGATATTTCAGTTTATAATCCAAATAAGCTTGGTTTTGAGAAGGGTATTCAGTTAGCACTCAATGATTATTTGGCGTTCTCAAAAAATCTTGAGTTAACTGCTGAAATTATTAATTCACATGAACCGCTTCTTAACTTGGCACCAAAAACTATTATGACTTTAAATGCTGGTGCTAACAATGAAAATACAGAAACTTCTTTGAATATCTATGAAAATATTGATGTAGTAAAAGATTGGTTGCGTGGTAAAATTGATGAGACATCATATATTTTAGGTAAAGCTGATAAGGATGGATATTTTATTGGTAATATTCAAGGTGATTGGATTAAGCTGACAGGAGATTATGCTTTTACAGAATTTGTCCAAAAGATGGAAGATTCAAACGATCCCTTGCGGTTTATCTTTCACATTGAGAAGTTTAAATTTGGTTTGAATGTTCCTAATATTTCTCATGAAGTTCACTCACGGGAGCGTAACCAAGTTGGTGAAAATAAAGTAACAGTTTCTATTCTTCAAATCTTTGGCCGTGCTGTTCGCACTAACTTTGGAATTGAAGATTTGAATGTAAATTTTGTATCGGATGCTGTAGATTGGCTTGTAAAGAACTACAAGGACTCTCCTATTTTTGACGAATTGCGTGAGTATATGATGTTGCAAAATTCTCACACTTTCTTTGTTCCTGACACTGAAACCTATAAAGCTGCTATTCCAGAGTGGAAGGAAGACTATTCTGCACCTCTTTCTAAGAGTCAGTTCAATAATGTTGATCGCAATGGTTATAAAAAAACCATTTCTGCTTCTAAACAAGAGCGTGATGCTGCATACAAAGCAGCACAAAAGGATCGTTGTGAACGTGAGGGCTGCAAATGCTTTGAAGACTTTGTTACTAACCCGCCAATTGGTTCTGAAGAATTTCCTCTTTCTGAGGAAGAGCGTTTAGTAAATTATAAAAAGGGTTTGCAAGTAGACCACGTTGACCGCAATCTAAATAATCTTGCGCCTGAAAATCTGAAGACTTACTGCCCTAATGCACACAGCGGTAAGACTATGAAGTATGAGGACTATATGCCTAAATGATAGATAAAATTTCATGAAAATCTCTATAGTATTAGGTAGAGGTATTGAAGGATGCGGTGTGACCAAAAATTCTGTCGAGTGGGAAACTTGGCTAGAAGATAATGGTCACACTGTAACCGTCTATGCATCTAAAGACAAAAAATGGTCAAGGAACAGCTCTCATAATATCAAGAACTTAGTTCATGTTCGATTTGACAATGACGATTTTGATCAAGTTTATGAGGGATGTAAATCCTCTGACGCAGTTATCTTCAGCTCTCTGCCATCCACGGACCATAGTCAGAAATGTATCAATAACTTCGCTAAATTATTTGATTTGAATGTTAAGAAAGTATCTTTTCAGCATGACCATAATAAATCAAGCTTGAGAAGAAATGCACAAAATCTTCTTTTAGATTCAATAGAAAAAGTAGATATGATATTTGCTCACTCTACAACGAGTGATTTTGCAGATATGGTCAAGACGCCAAACCTGTTCGACATGAGAGAAAGAGAAATACATTTACGGCAGCCTGCAATAAACTTTGCAGAGCATAAAAAATACCGAAAGCCAGTAGACCAGCAAGACCCTAAGCACCACAAATGGGTAGGAAGAACTGCACGGTGGAAAGGTTATGACTTGATGTTCAGTTGGCATAATTATCTTAAAGATATTGGCCATCTAACTACATTTGAAGGAATAGAAAAAAGTCCAGTTTTCATAGAATTCAAAAGAGATTTTGAGTTTCATGATTGCCTAGGTCTAAATCCAAATGATATAGACTTGCAAGATAGATACGGAGAAAAAGCCACTGTTTTCTCTCAATATATAAATGAGGAAATGCTAGAAAGAATGTCACGATGTGGTTTTGGATATCAGCTCAGTATCTTAGATGAAAAGTTCTTAGAGAAAAGCTTAGAGTTTACTCACTTAGAAATTGTTGCAGTTGGAGCAATACCTGTGTTCAGAAAAGAATACGGGGATATTTGTATTCATCGTTACTATGATAAACCTTTAACAGAATTAGATAGTGGAACAATATGGCTTTCTAATGACAACATGGAAGAGTGCAGAGATTTGGTGCAAGAGCTGTCTGCTAATGAAGAGCTAAGGAATGATTATAGAAATAAATCATACGAGGTATATTCTTATTATGATAGCAAATATATAATTCAAGAAATGTTTGATAAAATGGAGATGTCATGAAGCATATAATCGCACAGAATGATTTTGGAGAGAAAGCCACTTTCGATAAATGGAATGGAAAGTTTTACGACGAGTCTGATCTTGATGATATTATCCATGTAACAGAGGATACTGTTATCATGCGTCCAGATTCTACTCTTGACGGCGGGGGTGTACCTATTGCATATGTAGTGACAAATGCATTTTCGAATGATGATATGCGTGATGTTCTGTATGGGATTGAAGATAGTTCAGTTATGAGAGCGAACTGCTCAGGCCCTATTGACCCCGTAGAGATGGCAAAGAGGGGATTGATTGAGGGTGAACACTATAAACTTCGTAGCCCAAACTCCTACCATACTCGCACTAAGAGCGGTGGTTGGGGTATGATCGCATATTCCAACGAAATCAATTCAGTCATGATCGGTGTTAAAAGAGGTCGCTTCACAGGGAAGATAAATATGGCTAACCCAGACAAGTGGGAAGCACTGAAACCTCTATGTGAAGACGTTGAACGTGCATTTGAGAAAGCTGCGCCAGAGATTTACAATAGACAGAAAAGGTTCGCAGAAGAAGCAATCGCACCAGAGCATCGTCATGGTATGATCACCACCCTGAGTGCTAATCGGTACAGTGCAATGCAGAGTAAAGCCATGGGTGTTCATAGCGATGGGAAGGATGTTGAGTATACAACTATGAGTTGTCATCGACAGGGCGAATACACGGGAGCGTATCTCTCATTCCCTCGTTGGGGTGTAGGTCTTGATCTCCCAGATAACTGCGTGTGTATTGCAGATTCTAAGAGTTTACACTGTGTTACACCTATTCGTGGCGCAGGCCAGAGGTTCACCACAGTGTGCTATACAGACCTATCTACAGCGACAATAGGGAATATGGGAAAGTCAGAACGCCTGATTGGCCGGTTTGCGAAAAAAGAAGTTGGAAGTTTAGAAGACTTTATTTAATTGACACACATCAAGTTCCATGTTATATAAATAGAATATAACACACATGGAGCAGTTGAATGTCTAACCTCAATCACTATGTACGGCAAATCCGCCCAAGAACGGAAAACTATATCCCGCATGTAGATAAGGTTCAGAGTCTTTTCTCTGAGGAAACATCGCTCCCTGTTGATGTTTTTGGTGGTTTATCTTACGAGAGAAATGAACGTCAATCATCTTCTAAAAGAGATGTTATCATTGTCCGGTCTAAGGACAGAGAAACAGATAGAGATGAAATTTTAAGAAATCTTAATCAGTCTGGGATTCCTGCAAAACTAGGTTCGGGTCAATCGAGTGTTGATCCTATTGATGGCACTTATGAAGAAAAAAACTTTCGTATATTTTTAAAACCTATTTCTGGTGGTATGCAAGAAACAACTCTAAATGCAAGTATCACTGAATTATTTCCTTGCATAGCATTTGAGAAAAATTTTCAACCAAAAGACCCAACTAGTTTTCATCAATTTTTATTGAGTGTTGATGTTAAAAAATTAAGATGTGTTGGTTCTAAGGATATTGCAGCTGCCGAAGAAACTATTAACAAAGCAGATACTTCTTCTAAATTTGAAGAAAAAATGAATAATGCTATTGGTGTGTATAAATTTATAATAGATTCTTCTCAGGATAAACCAATTAAAAATGTATTCTGGGGATATAGACAGAAACCATCTGGTGTTCCAAAAAATCATCCCGGCGATATGTTTATAGAGTACAATGACGGTAAAAAGTTGGGTGTTAGTCTCAAAGCTGGCGGTAAGAAAACTTCTGAACCACAACTAAATACATATGTAACTCCCGTTTTTAATTCTTTTGGTGAAAAAGGAAAACTTAATCTTTTAATGAAAACTGCGTACAGTCAAGTGTATTCTAAAATTGACGGTATGCCACCATTAAATAAATTTATGAAGGATAGAAAAACTCAACAGGTCTTGCGAGATTTTGATAAAAAAAATAATAAACAGTATGAAGATTTTTATAATCAGTATTTAGAAATTATGAGAGATGGTATCATTGCACTATTTAACTCTAGTACGAAAAAATCTCTCAACTATATTAAAACAGAAGTTTTGAGGGATGCTCCTGATGTACCAACAATGGTTATCAAAGCAATCGGTTCATCATATGAAGAGGTAACAGATAAAGATGTTGTGGGTGTATTTCTACCACAAGTTAAATTTGTTAAGGCATATAAAAGTAGTTCTTCAAAACAAAATTGGTTCATTGAATTAAAATCTGGTGATGAAAAACTGATAATGAATATGACTATAAGAACAAACAAGTCAGGCCATGCTGGACAAAAGAAATTGGGTCAATACAGTTTGTCTGTTAAATATAACGGATTGGTAAAATGATAACACAGTCAGATTTAAATCAGGTTGAGAAGTTTGCTGACCGTCTGTTTGCAAAGGTTGGTATCGATGTAGAATTCACTCGACACTTTATGGACAGGGTGAATGATGCTCGTAATAAGAAAGATATTACACCTTCTGAACTGACTCGTCTATTCAAGCAGTCTTATTCCAAGTATGGTAAGAAGATAGCACAGCTTGGTCCTGATGCTGAAGCTGTTATCAATGACATGAGGACGAATATCAATATGCCATTTGTCCTTAATCTCAAGGGAAATGAGTTGGAGTTGGTGGCAAAAACTGTTATGCGTAAGAAAGATTTCAAGACCTCTGGTCCTAAGTTGTCTTTTGAACAGTTTAGTAATTGTTCACCTTTTGTTCTTTTAGAAGATAAGGGCGGCAAGAATCTTCACCTAGAACACATAGAGGATGAAATACTCAACTATGGTGTTGATGGTGGTAGAGCTGCAATTAACTTCCTACAATCATTGCGTGATATGTTAGCGGGTTCTGCACGTTCTAGTGTAAACATGACGGTTAAGTGGGATGGTGCGCCAGCAATCTTCGCGGGTGTTGAACCAGAGACAGGTGACTTTTTTGTTGCAAAGAAGTCTGTATTCAACGTCTCACCTAAATTATACAAGACCATAAAAGAAATTGATGATGATTTATCTGGAGCGTTAAATGAAAAGTTTAAAGTTGCACTTAAAGAGTTTTCTAAATTGGGCATCAAGGGGGTACTCCAAGGTGACCTCATGTTCACTAATGATGTGGAAACGGATACTATCGATGGCGTTAAGTATTATACTTTTCAGCCTAACACTATTGTTTATGCTGTACCTGTTGATAGCGTATTAGGTAAGACTATCAATCGTGCAAAGGTTGGTATTGTCTGGCACACCACATACACAGGGTCTACTCTACAAGGAATGAAAGCATCATTTGGTGCAGACATTAAGGGGTTGAAGAAACCTTCTAGTGTATGGATGGATGATGCAACCTATAAGGACACATCTGGTAGGGCAACATTCACTGCCAAAGAGACTGCTAAAATCACTGCCGTACTATCACAAACTGGTAAAACCTTTCAACGTATCAATGCAAATGGGTTGCGTAAGTTCTTAGTGGTACAGAACGGTATGACAGGTGCGATTGCTGGTGCATCTCTCAAGACCTACAACAACTCAAAGGTTCGTGCGGGGGAGAAGATCAGTAATCCTGTCGCACATGCGAAAGGGTATGAGAAGTGGGTGTTTGACTCCATTCAGAAACAGATTGACAAGGCCAAGAGTGACGCTGGTAAAAAGAAATATACTGACATGCAGAAAGAGTATGTGCGTGAAGTCAAGAAACATACTCAAAATCTAACACAAATCATTACTTTTCAGAACCTATTGGTCGATGCGAAGGCACAAATCGTAAATAAACTAAATAGTGTGAAGGGTTTGACCGATACTTTTATTAAGACCTCAAATGGATTTAAGGTGACAAATCCCGAAGGATATGTTGCTATTGATAGAGTTAGTGGTGGAGCGGTAAAATTAGTAGACCGCATGGAGTTCTCGTTTAACAACTTCACTGCTATAAAGGCATGGGACAAATGAAAAAGTTTAAAGAGTTAACTGAATCTCGCGGTATGGTTGTAATGGCATTTGGAAGAATGAATCCACCCACAATCGGACACCTCAAGCTTGCAGATAAAGTAAAGTCTGTTGCTGGAAGTAATCCATATAGGATTTATCTATCTCAAACCACTGGACCCAAAGACCCGCTTCCATTTCCCAAGAAGGTTGCATACGCTAAAAAATCATTTGGGTCTAAACATGCTAAGTCTATTATGGCAGATAAGTCTGTTAAAACATTTATTCAAGCAGCAACCAAGTTGAATGAAGAGGGTTATACTCAACTTATAATGGTGGCAGGAAGTGACAGAATTCAAGAGTTCCAGCGCCTACTAGACACATATAACGGGAAACCTGACAAGAAGGGTAATATTGTTTTTGACTTCCCAGATGGCGTGAAGGTTGTCAGCTCTGGTGAGCGCGATCCTGACAGCGCTGATCCAACTGAAGCCATATCGGCATCAGTCATGAGAAAGGCAGCGCAAGATGGAGACTTTGATACATTCAAGAAGGGTTCGCCTCTGAAAGAACCTGATGCAAAGAAAATGTATTTGGATGTTCGTAAGTTCATGGGTGTGCGTGAAGAACGCGAGATGGGTGACGATTATGATTCATTGCGTGATGCATACCTCACAGGTAAAATCTGGAACGTAGGTGAGTCTGTAGAGACAGAACATGGTACAGGTGAGGTTGTTCGCAAAGGCACTAATTACATTTCTTACATGGTAGAAGGCGGTAAGGTATACAAGTCATGGTTAACAGATATTGCTGAACGCAACTATAAGAAAGAGTATGCAAACTATCAAGGAACACCAGAACAGATTGCTCGTCGTTCTTCAAGGAACAAGGCTCGTAGGGCAATGGGTGACAAGGTAGTAAAGGGTATGGACGTTGGACATAAAGACAACAACCCAATGAATAATGACCCGAAGAACCTACGCATGGAGAAACCATCTGACAATCGTAGAGAACCACGATTGCGTGAAGAAGATGAACTTGATGAGATGTCATGGTATAAAACAGCATTAGCAAAAATTAGTCAATTGAACCACCCCAAAGATTATGAAAAAATGGTCAAACAATATGCGGCTGATATGAAAAAACCAGAACTAAAAAACAAGACTGCTTCTTATATCGCAGCAAGGATTGCCAATCAGTATAAGGGTCAGGACGGTAGAAAGCTTGTTCAGTATATCAACAAACTGGTTGATGATGGTAAACTCCCCAAAGAACTCAAAGCAGAATACCAAGAGGAAGAAACAATGCAGACATTCTCTGACCTAGTTAAACAGATCAATGAAGTCAAACAGGACAAAGATATTGATGATAAGGATGGAACACAACCAGCAAAGTACTAT